CGGCGATGACATCGAGGTAGACATCGGGGTTGTTGGTGATCGCGTGGGCCGGGTTCGGTCCGAATAGTTCTCGGATCGGCAGACGTTCCTTGCCGGTTCGCATCATCACACCTTTATGGCCACTTGCCATTTCGGCGATGAAGGCGTGGGCGTAGGAGCCACGGGTTTTAACCCTTACCCCTCTTTTGGTCTGGGTCGCACCCAGCTTGTAGAGATGTATCCATCCGGACTTGACGATCACGTCCTGCGTGTTGCCGCCGGCATTGAAGCGGGCCGTCGTCAGCTTTCGCACTACGCCAGGAGGCAATCGGGTATGCGCGGCGCTGCGCTTGACGATCCGTGTTCGGGCCATCTCGCGCATGCGCCGCATCGCGCTTGCCATCGCCTTCGTCTTGATTGCGTCCGGCAATCCAGCGATGGCCCTGGACAGGTTCACGATCTCGCTGACGTTGAATTGAATTTCGGCTGCCATACCCTTTAAGCAAAGAAGGCGGCCTCTCGGCCGCCTCTCCTCGATTACTCCACCGGAGTGAAATCCACGTAGTATTGCTTGCCGATCACCAGCTGCTCCGCAGCTGCGGGATTGTCGATATTGTATTCGGCAAACCCGGTTGGCGTGGCCTTGGAAAACGAAACATTTTCCGCAATAGCCTTGTCGTAGATGCAGCGAAAGATTGCCTTCGATCCGCCCCATGCGTTGGCATAGACGTTCTCAAGCGTCATCTTGCAACGGATACCCATTGCACTCTCCTGATTTCGGATTTCATGGACCCAGCACGACAGCCCATGTCTATTACGCAAAAAGGCGACCTCTCGGCCGCCTCGTCATCGTCTGGTCATAGCAGTGGCACTGACCCTGAATCGGTGCCTCTCTAGATGAGGCCGCTAGGGCTGGGGCTGACCGGCGTACCGACCTCAGGACTTTTGTCCCCGCATGTTACTGCGTTTTCAGAGGCTCACTTCAGGATCATCAGCTTGTCCGTGGATCGATTTCTACTCACACTTTATCGATCTGCGCAATATCCAATTCGACGGGCGTGCTCCGCCCGAAGATGCTCGCCTCGACAGTGATGCGATGTTTGACGCCGTCTATAGCGGTCACCGTGGCGTCGAATGAAGCGAATGGTCCATCGGTGATTCGAACCGTTTCGCCGAGCTTGTAGGTGAGCAGAACTTCGCGGCTGTCGTAGGTTCCTTCGTGAGCACGCTTTTTGAATTTCTCAACGAATTCGAAAGGGATGCGATATGGCTTTTCGCATCCGCCGATGATGCCGATCACGTGCTTGACTCGTCTCAATGCTGCGAAGCATTCGGCCCTTGCGATGCACTGAACGAGCACATAACCGGGCATGACGGGCAGGCGAGGGGCAGGTACTACCCTATGCCGAAGGCGTCGTTCTTCCCCTCTACGGGTCGGCACCAGCGCCTCCACATTTTCTTCGTAGAGGTATTTTTCCACAGTGAACTCGCTCCTGGTCATCACCTGCAGGCAGTACCACGAACACAATTCCGGATAGTCCGCGATGATTCGCCGGCTCGCCATGGCGAGGTTACTGATCCTGATTCGCTGTTCGTCAGCGATCTTGTCGAGCTTCAGGAGCCCATTGATCGATACTTTGCCGTCGAATTCGCCCCGCCTATGTTGCATCGTCATCGCCCCGTTCCCTCGCTACCGCCGTCTTGAATTCCGCTATGGCCTCGTCCGGTTCTCCCGGCGGGAAGTAGAGCCATTCCACCCGCTCAGGCAGCGGCGGCCAGCCGTTCAGTTCCTGCAGACTGCGCCACTGCGCTGCCGCCATGCTGTCGCGGTGATGGGCGACGAAGCCTTCCGACACCCTGACCAGCCAGGGCGCCACGGTGACGCCCTCGGCCATCTCGGCGCGGCGATGCATGGTCACCACCTTCGGCCAACCATAGGCGAGGCGGCGTTCCCGCTTGACCTTCTCGGCAGCCGAACCGCCCTTGTTCAGCTCCATCGCCTGGAACCGCGTCGGCGGCACGGGAGGCTCGACCGGATCGGCCATCAGCGCGAAGAGACGGCATGCGCTCCACGCCCTGCTATAGGCGTTGTTCATCACGGCGCGCTCGCTCTCTACTGGGATTGCTGCCAGGATCTCGCGCCACTGGCGGCCCTTGAGGAAGACGGCGGCGGCGCTACGCTCGGATTTCTTTGTCCACCGCAGCACCTCCGGCGTTTTCTCGATGCATTCGTCTCGATCTTCAGGCGGCATGGCGAACCATGCGTTTCGGGCAAAGTCGATATCGCCATGGTCCCAGCTGGCAAACCAGATGGTGAAGGCGTGCTCGATCTTCTTTCGATCAGCCCGGTTCGAAACTCCCTCTCCCGCGCCAGCGGCTGGAAGGTTAGCTGGAATGTTAGCTGGAAGAATCTTATCTTGGTGGAGCTGCTCCACCACCTTTGTGGCGTCATTTCCACCACCTTCGGGAACCATTTCCACCACCTTTTCGGCCTCGGAAGGTGGTGGAAATGCTCCACCACCTTCATCATCGGTGATGGTTGCGGGAGACCCTGTCAGGTCGCGACCAGGCCAGCGCGCCACATACTCGTTGCGCTTCCATTTCTGGCCGCGAAAGCCGTGCTGCGAGACCTCGATCCAGCCTTTTTCCTCGGCGATTTCGAGATGTTTCAGGACTGTTTTCTTATCCAGCCCCGTCAGCTCGACCAATTCGGAAACCGGCGGATAGCAGGAGCCACCAGTGGCATCCATCTTGAGGCCCAGCGTGTGCAGGACAAGGCGCGTGATCGGTGGCAGGCCGGACTTGCCGACCGCGTGCCGCCATGACCAGGCCCGCGACGTTGCGATGTGATCCGGTTCCATCATGCGCGCCCTCCCTTGATCGGAAGCGCACAAAAATATAGCCAGTAGCAATATTTCTTGTTGCTATCCATATAGCTATAGGCTATAAAAATCACATGAAAAAGATTGCCTACAGCAAAGCCGCCGCCAAGGCCCTCCGCAAGATGCAGCCCAAGCGCGCGGCCGCCATCGTCGCCAAGGTCGAGGCTTTCGCCAAAGGCGAGACGGTCGATCTTAAGAAGCTGCAGGGAAGCGAATTCTTCCGCATCCGCGTCGGACAGGACCGCGTCATCATCGATGATCAGACGATGCTTGTTCTGGTCGTTAAGGCCGGTCCGCGCGGCGATATCTACAACGAGTAGGAGCACACCATGACCGAAATCCAGCGCATCACCATCGAAGGCAAGGGCTATATCCTGCTGCCCGAGGACGATTATCAGGATCTGGTCGACGCCAGCGAAGCCCGTGCCGTTAAGGCGCGTATCGATGCCGGGGAGGAGACTTGGCCGTCCGAGATCGTCAATGCGATCATCGACGGCGAAAACCCTATCCGCGTCTTCCGCAAATATCGGGGGCTGACGATCGAGGAACTGGCGACGAAGGCCGGCCTTTCCCAGCCGTTCGTGTCGCAGATCGAGACCGGCAAGAAGGAGGGCTCCATCGCGGCGCTTAAGGCGATAGCTCAGGCGCTCGGCGTTGATCTGGACGATATTGCCTGAGGTGGCAGAAGCGTGCGGCGCGTTCATGCATCACCGCCCGCAGGCGCCAGCCCTGCCGCGTTCAGGAATGCCCGAAAGCGTCTTTCAACGTGGGTCTTGGCCTGCGCCTCATTCCGATCGCGCCCGCTGCTCGGATGCCCGCTGACGGTCACCCATATGCGCCAGCGCCACAGGTGTCCGCGACCAACCGGCGGATAGATCGCGCCGACGTCGACATCGCCGATTTGCAGGACAGACCGGTATTGGTCATTCCGCCAATTCATGCCGCCACCTTCTCGTCAAAGACCGCCAGATGGCTGCAGTTCGCCGCGACGAGGGCCTTGGCGACCGGCGGCGATACCGAGTTGCCGACGCATGAAACTTGCAGGCTCTTCGAGAACGGCACCCATACGGGCTCACCGCCGCCCTCGGGCACGGCCCAGCCGCCGTCGATGACGTAATCCCTCGGGAAGCCCTGCGCGTTGTACAACTCCCGAGGCGTCAGCATGCGCATGCCGATATCGACGATGACCAGCGTCACGCCGCCCGTTTCGAAGGTGACGAATTCGCGATCGTCCCAAAGCCCGTTCGCCCGCATGAAGTCCGCCACCTCACGGGCGCGGGCCGCCTGCGCTTCGGTGAAAGGAGGAACGTCGATCGAGGCTTCCACATGGCCGAAACGCGGCTTGGTGGTCAGCGTGTGGAACGGCTCGGTTTCGGGCGTATCCTGATCGGAACCGTAATAGGCGTGAAGGTGAGGGGCGACCAGGCTGAACTTCTCGCGAGTGCCGATCGTGTGCCCGGGTTCGTCGATCCTCTGCGCGTCCGATTTGCCGTACATTTTCGAGATGACGGGCGCGATCACCGCCGAATGATTACCTCCCGCCAAGATGCTCGAATGCGGGGCGGTTGCCTCGCTGTCGCGCCTATCCGAGCCCTTCATGCTCATGAGGTGAGCCGCAATGACGTTCTGTTGCGTGCCGCGCTGTGTCACGGTCGATAATGGAACGTCAGCGGGCCTCCCCGGATTAACCCCTCCCTCACGCCGGCTATCGTTGTTGTGCTGGGCGACGAGAACCGCCGCGACATTGTTTTGGTCCTTCGGGCTTGCCGTGATCGTGTGGATAGGCTTGGTGGCGGGCCGGTTCGAACCGCCCTGCTGGGCTGCAGTGACGATCGGCGAAACGATCGCATGCTTTACGCCGCCGGCGACGATCGTGCCGATAGGGCGATTGGCGCCCATGCATCGTGGATTTTGCCCCTTGCGCTCACCATAGCCCACCTGCACCAGAAATGGCTGGGCCGCCATGAGCACGTATCTGCTGACGCCACGCGCCACGCGGGCAAGCGTATTTTGTGCCAGCGGCCGAATGGCCTTCAGCCCGAGCAGCGCCTTGATCTCTTCCGACGTATCGAAGATCGAAGGGCATGGCAGCGACCAGTCGATATTGTCTGCCGCCGTCACCCATGGCAGCTTCCGGCCGGCGATCACATCGGGATCGTCAGGCTCACCATGCGTCGGCTGCGGCCAGACGATCGGCTGGCCGTCGAATCTGATGATGATGAAAAGCCGCTTGCGGATAGTGCCGGCGCCGTAATCGCAGGCGCGCAGCTCGCGTTTCTCGATCCGGCCGCCAAGCTTGCGCAGCACCTTGCACCATTTCTGCCGCGTTTCGCCCTTGCGGTCGGGATCTGGCATCTGGCCTTTTTCCGTCATGATCAGCGGGCCGTAGTCCCAGAATTCCTCGACGTTCTCCATGATGACGACATCGACCTTGCCGCCGCTCTTCTGGATACGCTCGATCCAACCGGGAATGATCCAGCAGAGATCGCGGATATTCCGCTCGACCGGCTTGCCGCCCTTGGCCTTGGAGAAATGCTTGCAGTCGGGAGAGAACCAGGCGAGGCCGATATGCCGCCCGCAAAAGTGGGTGAGGGGGTCGACCTTGTAGACGTTTTCCGAAAGGTGGATCGTCTCCGGATGGTTCGCCTCATGCAGCATCAGCGCCGGCTTGCTATGGTTGATCGCATATTCCGGCGATCGGCCCAGCGCCTGCTTTATGCCCTCGCTCGCTCCACCGCCGCCGGCGAAGCTGTCGAAGATGATCGGCTTGCCCCAGCCGCGATCGGCGGCAAGGGCGTGAATGTCGTCGATCGACATCCCGTCGAAAAGTCGTTCCTGCAGCAAGTTACGCCCCCAAGTTCAGCGGCTTCAGGCCGCATGCAATTCTGTCCATCCGCCCTCGGGCGACTAAGATGCTGATGAGATCGACGGTCGATCCGTCGTCGCGTCGAGGGGCACGGAAGTGCTCAAGCTCGGCGTCGAGATAGGCGAGGCCAGCACGGAAACCCGTCTGGCGCAGCACGAGCTGGATAAAGCTGCGCTCTCGCACCAGGCACTCTATCGAGGCCGTCAGCAGCCACCGCGCCCGCTCGGCGTCGGTGGTGCATTCGTCGATATCGGGGCGAAGGAGAAGGTCGCTCACGCCACCTCGCTTTCGGCCATCCCGGCCTCATACCCCCACGCCGTCCAACCCGGCCGAGGATCTCGGCAGAACATTTCCAAGCGTGGCATGTCGGGATAAAGCCGCTCGATCGTCTCGGCGTAGAAGTCCGGCTTTGCGCTATGCCGCCCTTTCGCCTCGCGATGCACGGTGTGCGGCTGTGATCCGGGAATGGGTGTCGCGGGGTTGCCTCGTCTTCCGATCAGCAACAGCTCGTGCCGGTCTCGGCCCCAATAGCCGTTGCCCGCGATCTCCTTGTCCCAAACCCAGTGATGAACATAGGTGAAGCCCCAAGCGGACATGACCTGCAGTCCATCGGGCAGCATTGGGTTTGTGGCCCAAAGGAACAGCACGGCGTCGTTCTTCGCCGGCGAGCCGATGCGCTCCCAAAGCGCGCAGATTTCCATGGTCGGCATAGTGGGATAGTGGTTGGCCGCGCTGCGGTCGCCGCCGGTCACCTCTGACCGCGTGTCGAACTTCCACGGTGGATCGGCGTAGATGATCGGAAACTTCTGCGCGACTCCTCCTGCAGTCGCCGCCCCGTTGGTCGTGACGTGCGCCATATGGACGAGGCGCACCGCATGACGGACCTCCTGCTGCCTTCGCCGGTTCTCCTTGACGTCAGCCGCCTTGCGCTTCTCGTCGTCGAGCGCGGCCTCGACATAGAGAACCTGCTTGTCCTCGGGGATCTGCTTTAGCCGGTCCAGGAACGCGCCGCTGTTCAGCCGCGTGCCGCGCACGCGGTGCAGGGCCGCGTCAATGATGCGCTCACCGCGCGAGGCGTCACGCTCCACCGTCCGCTTGTCGCGTCCGATTGCCTGCGCTGTCGATTCAGCAAACGACAACTTGTCGCTTGCTGCGTTCTGCCTGGCGCGGCCGCCGGCAACATGCTGCGCGGTTTCCGGGTGCTTGATCAGGTAGATTTCCTTGCGACGCGCAAGAAACAGCGCCCGATCCGCCGGCGTCAGCTCGGCGCGGATCAGGTTCTCGTCGATCTCCCAAAGTTCCCGGTCAAGCTCGTCGCCTTCCTCATGGAAGCAAAGCACCCTCGGCCATTCCAACTGCGTTGCTGTCAACAGCCGGTGCAGACCGGCAGAAAGCTTTACGCGGGCATCGTCTGGCTTGCCGAATACGGTGATCGGCGTTCTCTGGCCGATCTCAAGGAAAGACGGCTTCATGCCTTCGATCTTCACTTGATCCGCTTCGCGCAGCCGGTTGCCGATTTCGATGGTGCCGATGTCCCGCCAGATTGCGATACGCCCGTCGAAGGCCGGCACCGGCGGGGCCTCCACCACCGGCGACGTTTCCGGCTTGAGGCCCGGATGCCACCACTTGTTGGCAAGTTTCGCATCACGCTTTAGGAGGCCCCTCACGTTAAGGCGGATGCAGGCTTTGCGCTCCGCTTGCGTGCTGTCGACCACGAAACCGTCACGCTCGGCGGTCTCCAGCATCCGGGCGGTAGTGTCGCGGGCAACGTCGACAGGGTGTTCGCTCATCACTCACACCTCATCAGCCGGTCGAGAAAGGCTTCACCCTTCGCCGTCAGCGACAGCAGGGAGCGGTTGGGGCCGTGCTTTTGCAGGTAGCCCCGCCCTCCCATGTCGCTGATCACCCGGCGATCGGGCTCCTTCTCGATTGGGTAGCGGTTGCAAAAAATGCGTATGCTGCGCAGCAAGGCGCGGCCGGATGCGCCAATGGGGGGCTCGATTTTCATCACACACCCCTCGCAAAACCGTCGCGCAGCTGCTGTAGCGCGCGGATCGCCTCGTCGATCTCCGGCAGCACCGCCTTGCGGTCGGCATCGTCGACCTTGCCGTCAGCCAGCGCCTTGTTCGCCTCGCGAATGACGTCAGCGCTCTCGGAATAGGTCTTCATGACGTCAGTCAGCGTGGCCGGTCGCCTCGCTTCGGCCTCGTCGTCGCGCACCAGCCGGTAGCCGAGCAGCCGCGCCATGGCGGTCAGGATCACCGGGCTTTGCGCCCGTCGGTCGGCCTCGATCGCGATATCGCAGGGAATAAGGCTTTCCCGGTACTCGTCGTTGAAGGAGGCGTATTTCGAGAGCGTCGACACGTTGACGCGCGTCAGATCCGGAAAGGCAGTGACGCCGCCGCCGAGCATGTAGGCGGCGTCGGTCGCCGCCTTGATGGAGCGCGTCTCCATCTCTGAAATTGTGCGCATGCGAAATCCCCCTCGAAAAGCAAGGAAACAAAAGACGGTGATGGATTCGGTGACCGGTAGTCCGTGGCGCCCTATTCAGCTGCTCGTCACGCAATCACGGAGAGCGAAATGAACGGACACGAAGAAAGAAGCCGCCGGGGAAGGATGGTCCGCCACCCCGGCGGCAGTCGGCGCGGTGGCTGTTCAGTGCGCCGCGCTGGGAAAACATCATTCGGCTGCGTCCTGCGTTTCCGGATAGGGAAGATCGCGGGCCGCGCAGTTGGCCCGGTAAAACTCTTCCGGGCCATACCTCGTCAGCGGAATCAGCACACGCCAATGCCGATCGGGAATTCCCGTCAGGCGCCATTTGTAGATGGCATCACGCGTGATGGCGGCGCCCGCATCTATGCAGGCGCGCTCGATCGCAGCGACGCCGCCGGCCTCTTTGATGATTTTCGTGACGGTGATTTCCGCATCCATGCGTGCAGCTGTACTAGATTTTAAATCTACCTTCAAGCCACGCGAAATCTACACCAGAAAAAAATTCCGGATTTAATATGCGTTTCATGACTTGGTGGAAGCGACTTGACACACGGCGTATAGAACTCGGCTGGAGCGGGGCGGAACTTGCACGGCGCGCGGGTATTCCCTATGCGAACATAAACAAATATTTGAACGGCAAGATTGAGCAGCCGCGCGGCGACGAAATGCAGAAGCTGGCGTCAGCCATCGGCAAATCGGTGCTGTGGTTGCGAGACGGGTTGGAGCTTAGTGACGTTGAAGCTGCTCCCATCGAGGGTCGGTTACTGCCGGTCGCCGTTGTCGGAAAGGTCGAAGCGGGTACGTTCCGCGAAGTTGACGACATGGACCAGTCAGAAAGAGAGCTGCTTTCCCTACCGGCCGACGATCGGTTTCCGAGCGCTCGCCTGATGGCCTTTGACGTCTCCGGCGATTCAATGAACGAATTGCGGCCCCGGCCAATCCTTCCCGGCGATCGTGTCATCTGTGTTTCCTATGAAGACGTTGCGCACGATGCCCCCTTGCGCGATGGGATGGTGGTGGTGGTGGAGCGCACACGCGACGGCGGGCAGACACGCGAATGGTCCGTGAAGCAGATCGAACTTTACCAGGACAGAACCGAATTCCATCCGCGATCGACAAACCCAAAGCATAAGCCCATCATCGTTCCGCGCGATCCGAGTGCCGACCAAGGCACGGTCGTCGAGATCATTGGCTTAGTCAGAAGGGTCGTCAACGACCTGCCTTTCTAGGGCCGATCAGCGCCGGCATCATGGACCCTGCACAGCGACGCGCTGACGAGAAGGCCGATAGCGCTGTCGCATTTCGCACAAGAGAACCGCAGGTTTCCCAGAAGGCCGCTTTCCATCAACTCTTCTACGTCGCTTGGGGCGTCATCGATTCGCGGCACCTTAATGAGCCTTGTGCTCTCCCGCATGCAGTTCTCGCATCTGATCTGCAGCTCAAATTCACGTGATACTTCGCTGATCAAAAGTTGCATGCCGTTCTCCTTTGGTTCTTATTAATCCCGAGAACTAGGTTGGAGTCGAGTCGAATCACGAGCATAGATTTTATTTCTATCTCGCTATTGACGCCGCGCGAATGTAGATTTAATTTCTATCTTGTCCGGTGAACCTCCTCCCTCACTCGGGCATAGCGCGCAGAAACGTCGCCGGTCCGCACTCTTGCGGCCGGCGACGGGTCGCGCAGGAGCAGGGAGGCTCAATGGAGAGCGCCATGAAATCCAAAAGCAAGCAGCCGGTCCGCGACATCAAGGCAGAAATGCTCACCCTCTATCGCGAGGAGGGCACGCAGACGAAAGCGGACCTGATCAGCGCCGGTTTTACCGAAGAGCAAATTGCCGCCAACGCCGCCGCCGTGGCGGAAGCGCTTCGCGCCGAAGGGTTTTCGGTCGCCGCCTGATCCGATCCCCTTTGGTTGCCGCCCCGACCAGGAACGGGGCGGCTTCCCAACCGGATGCGAAAGGGCATTCCCATGAACCATTTCACGCCATTCCTGCCTGCCGAGGCGCTGATCAATATCAGTCGCATCAGCGACGAGCGCCAGGCCGATCTGGAAACCCGCCTGCTTCGGACGGTCCGCATGCGCTGGCGCGCCCAGCGCATCGCCGAGGCGGCGCTGCTCCTTTCGGTCGGCTTCACGCTTGCTCTCGCCTTTGCGTTGAAGGTGTGAACATGGCCGAGATCGTCCAGTTCCCGCGCACAGCTGCGCCGCTGCGCCTTGTCACGCCAAGCACTGTGTCCGTGCGTGATCATCTCGCGTTTCAGGCGGCCATCCATCACATGGTGACGGCCAGCCAAAAGCTCATGACCGGTGCTCTCGCTCCCGAGCGCCGTGAATCGTCGATATCAGCCTCGGCCGATGCCGTCGAGGCTGCCCTTTTCCACCTGCTGACGCTGAAGGGTGCCTGCAATGCGGATCTGCCGCTGCGCCGGCTGCTCGTCGAGCGCGATCGAGAAAGGACGAGACAGTAATGCCCTTCAAGAGAAAGCTCCCCGACCGCGCCACGCTCGCCGCTCACTGCGCAGCAGGCATGACGCCGGCCCAGATCGCCGAGACCTATGATTGCCGGCTCGACAGCGTCCGCCACCAGTTGCAGACCTATGACCTGTTGGCCGTGAAGCCGAAGCAGATTCCCGTCGAGATGGCGGGCAAAGGACCGCCCCCGCTGGACCGCAGCAAGCGCGGCATCTTCCTGCACCCCGATCGCGTCACGATCATGCGGGATACCTGCTGCGAATTCGGCGGCCTCGCCATCCGCCCGATGTCCCTCCCGCGCATCAGCATGCACGTCGCGCAGTTGGCGAAGAAGTTTCCAGCATTGATGGGAGGGCAGAGTGTTTAGAAATCCCGCCTCGTACGAGGATATCCAGAAGCTCTACCGCGCCGTCGCCGATCGCGAGCCGACCATGGAGATCCTGCAGATGATCCATGACATCTGGGGAACTCCTTGCAATTTGCGGCCGCCGCGCGACGAGCTGCGCCTTGCTGATCGCTGCGCAACAGGGGGGGGTATGGCCAATGGCTGAGCCCTATTTCCGCGTCCACCGCAGTCAGCTTCTGCCGGCGCTCACGGCGGCGATCGAAGCCGTCAATCACCGCGACAAGATCCCGGTTCTCGCCAATGTCCTGCTCAAGCCGCGCGGCAGCGAGCTTGTCGTGCGTGGCACGGATCTCGATATCGAGATCGAGGCCGTCTGCGATCTGCTCGACGAGGGCAGCGCCATGGCGATAACGTTGAAGGCCGCCGATCTGCGCGATATCGTCAAGAACTTGCCTGAGGCATCGGAAATCGAGTTTCGCCCCAGTCGCTCGCATGGCCAGGTTGAGATCGCAGCCGGTCGCTCGAAATTCTCTATATCAAGCCTTCCCGAGGCCGACTTCCCGTCGATTGCAACGGCGCTGTCCGGATCGGTATTCCAGATCGATATGACCGAAGTCTGCCATGCGCTCGGCAAGGTCGCCTATGCCGTGCTCAAGGTCGAGACAGGTCGAACCTATCTCACGGGCATTCATATCCGGCCGATCGACGATGGGCGTCGGATCGATTTCGTTGCAGCCGACGGCCGCGGCATGGCGCTGGTGCGCATCGATACATCAGGAGAAGTGGATTTTCCCGGCATTCTTCTGTCGCTGAAGACGGCAAGCGCCATCCGCAAGATCTTCGCCGAGGCGAGCGAGCCAGCGCGGTTCCATATCGGGCCGAACATGATCAGCGTTGCCTGCGGCGGCGTCTCGCTCTTCTCCCGGCTGATCGACGGCATCTTCCCGCCGAACTACATGGAGATCATCCCGACCGATCCGGAGCGCACCGCAGTTACTACGGTCGCCGCGCTCTCTGCTGCCGTCACGCGCGTCTCGCTTGTTGGTACCGAACTGGACAAGGATTCGATCTATGTGACGCTCGGCGAAGGCGTGATGCGCGTCGAGCTGTCGAGCAGGGATGGCGAGTCGGCCGTCGATTACGTGCCGATCGAATATGATGGCGAAGACGGCTATTATACCGGCTTCAACCGCAAGACTCTCGCTGACACGCTCGCCAGCCTGACAACGCAGGATGTTCGCATCAGCTTCGGCGGCAGCCAGCCGAATGTCGTCTTCAAGCCTATGGCCGATCTCGATGAGACCTTCGTGATATCGCCACTGCGCGTTCGGAGTGAAGCGGCATGACCCACGCCGATCTTTTCGGTGGCGCGCCGCCACAGCCCGCACCCGAAATCAAACGCACCGCCCGTATTTCCGACTGTGGCCGCTACCGCTTCATGCTGACGCGCATCTGGGAGGCGAACAAGCAGCTGCTCGTCACCTGCATGCTGAATCCTTCGACGGCCGACGCCGAGAAGGACGATCCGACCATCCGCACGCTGACGCATTTCGCTAAGTCGTGGGGCTATGGCGGCCTGATGGTGGTCAATCTCTTCGCGCTGCGCACCCCGAGCCCACAAGTGTTGCTGGAAACGCCGCATAGCGAACGGATGGGACCGGAATCGAGGAACCGGGAAAGCCTATTCGAGGCCTTCATATATGCCCGCCATTCTCCCGGCTTCATGCTTGCGGCATGGGGAAACCTCCATCCGCACCTGATTTCGGCGAGCACCTTGGTGCTTCATATCGCAAGGAAGCAGCTTGTTGATCTGCAGTGCCTCGGCGAAACCGCCAACGGTTTTCCGAAGCACCCGATGGCGCGTGGCGTCCATCGCATTCCGCGCGACCAGCAGCCGATCATGTTCCGTCCGGCGAGGGAGGTTGCAGAGTGACCTCCGTATTCTGGACGGAAGACAAGATCGCCAGGGCAGCGAAGCTTTGGCAGGACGGCGTGCCGGCGCAAGAGATCGCCGAAGCCTTCGGATCGCGGAAGAATACCGTCATCAACATGGCGAGCCGCAACCGCGATAGGTTCCCCAGCAGACAGCCACGGCGCGAGCCGCAGGAAGCGCTCCTCGTCGAGCCGCCGCAGCCGATCCATCACCCCGATCGCGTCAAGCGCGTAACGATCTCGGGCGCCGAGGTAACGTTGCCGCGCGTGCCGTTCATCGACGGGCATTTTGCGGAGCGATGCTGATGGCAACCGAAGCCGAAGTCCGCCGACTGCAGCAGATCCGCCAGCGCCACGCCGACGCCAGCACCGATTGGTCGCTCTCGGAGGACTATAAGAAGATTTTCGCGCGCGTCATACCGGGCACGGCGCCGGTTGCGCTCGTCGAAACCACGGACGATTGCGACTGGCCGGACCGCGATTTCCTCCTCGCCGCTCATGGGGACATCAAGTTCCTGCTGGAGTTGCTGCGCGTCGCCTTCGCCGAGATCCGCCGACTGCAGTCGCGAAGCACCCCGCACCCCGCCGATCGCCAGAGGCGACAGCGCGAGGAGAAGCCGGCGGACTATGCCGCCGAATGTGCCATGAAGTGCAACGACCGGCTTTTCCGCCGCTACCTCGTCGAGTGCCACAACGTGCCCGACGTCGCTGACGCCGAACGCATAAAAATCAGCGTCCGCAATATTCTGCGCGTCAACTCGCGCGGCGAACTCAATACCGATCCGGCAGCCGCAGCCCGCTGGCTGGATTTTCGCGCCTCATTCGAAGCCTGGAGGGCACACCCGTGAACGATACCAAAATGCTTGATCGCGCCGCTCAGTTGACTCCATTTCAAGCCCGCGTCCTGCCATGGATGCTGGCCTGCTTTGGCCCGACCATCCCTTACGACAAGCTGGAGCGTGGCGATCGCCTCCTCGAGGAGGTTCTGGAGATGCTGCAATCGGGCAACTATCCGAAGCAGCGCATCGCCGCTCTCGTCGAGTATGTCTATGCCCGCGATGTCGGCGAACCAAAGCAGGAGGTCGGCGGCGTCATGGTCACGCTGGCGGCCTATTGCCTGGCGCACGAAGTCGACATGCACGACGCGGCCGAGACCGAGCTTGCCCGGATCTGGACTAAGGTCGAGCAGATCCGCGCGAAGCAGGCCTCGAAGCCGACCGGCTCGGCGCTGCCAGTTGCCGACGACAGCGGACCGTCACAGCAGGAGTTTGCTGCGATCGGCCAATCGGTGATGACCTGGCTCGACGAGCTGACGCAGCAGGAAGGCCCGCTGAAGGACTGGACGCCGGCCGAAAGCCCCGCCGAGGTCATTCCCGATCTTTACAACATGCTGGAGGAATCGCTTGCCTGCCACCGCCAGGCCTGCGGCGAGACGCAACGGCTCGCCGACAAGATGCTTGAACTGGCCGAGGCCATAGAGACGGAATTAGAGGTAATCGGCGCGGATGATCCCATCTCGCTCGGCGTCCTGCGGGAGGCGGTCAAGATCACCAAGGACGCCAAGACAGGCAAGCCGATCGTCAGCCTGCCGCCCGGCTTCTGCTGGATCAACCAGCCGATCACCGTCACCGGCGGCGACTATGCCTATGAAGGCCGATTGCTCTGCTCCTTCCCCAAGGACGAGGGGAACGGCGCCATCCGATACATCGTCCGCGACCAGAACCGCCGCCTGTTCATCCATAACGCGCAACAGTGCGGGCTGGAGGCGACGATATGAGCTTCCTTAGATATCTAAAGCGCGACCGTTTTAACGCGATCGATATTGCCTGCTTGATAGGGGGCGGAAGGATGAGCGGTTTCTTTCTCAAACTCATGCAGCGCTTATGCCGTCACAGGTGGCGCGTCAGCCGCTTCCAGCCTCTTATCCCCGGCACAAGTTACACTTGCGTCAAGTGCGGAATGCATGAGCAGTTTTACCATAGGCCGCCCGCCGGGAAGATCACCACCGCGAAGGAGGGCAGCGCCAATGGATAAGATTGAGGCAATCTACATCGGCCGGCGCATGACATCACAGGGCAAGATAGCCCATGGATTTATCCGTCAGGTTCAGATCGACAGCTGCAAGGCGTTCGACGAACAGCGCCGGACTGCTGCACCCGGCCAATTGGCCGAAGAGATTGAACGAAAAGCAAGCCTGTTCGCGCTGAAGCGTTCGCCTGGCGGAATAGGTTGCATCTATAATTTCGAGGGAAGGATCGAGGACGGCCGGATCGTGTCGATCAGTGGCGACCCGGCCTTTGTTCGCGAAAACTCTGGGAACGAAGGCCTCTACTCAGCCTGGTGGGCCGCATCCGATGCAGTTGACCAGACAGTGAAGCGCCAATCGGCCGAGCGCAAAGCGGACGCCGATCGCGCGCTGACCCATGCAATTGCCGTCCTGAACGACCGCTATCTGAAGATAGCCCCAGCCTACCGGCGCGGCTTTAAGCTTTGGCTGCTTGAGCAGATCGAAAAGCGGTGACGCCCCTGATGAACCGCCGCGACCGCATCCGCGAAAAGATTATGGCACGCGTCCACATCGATCCGGCAACGGGCTGCTGGATCTGGACCGGCCCGACCTCGGGCAACAAGGGCCGCGGCGCCGGCTATCCGCGCATGAGTCTTGGAGGGCAGACGGTCGCTGTGCACATCGTCGCGTGGACGAACGAGCACGGCTATATCCCCGGCAAGAAGGAACTGGACCACGTCTGCCGCAACCGGCTCTGCGTCCGCTACGATTCAGAGGATCACCTGCAGCTCGTCACCCGAAAGCGCAACATCCTGCGCCAATGGGAGGCGCGCAAGGCCGCCGCCCTGGTCTGCGAGGAGGCGTGACGTGAAACTTCAGAAGCACGAAATCCTCCCCTTCTCCCTGCCGCCGATCGGCATCAGTCGCGAACAGGCCGCCGCCCTGATCGGTATCGGCCCGACCCTTTACGACAAGTGCGTTGTCGCCGGCACCATGCCAGGGCCGCGCGTTATTGGCGGCCGGCTGGTCTATGACGTCGAGGAAGTCGTTCGCGCCTTCCGCGCTCTGCCGCACAAAGGGCCGCTCTTCGGCGACCTTGACGACGAACCGGTTGCGGGCAATGCTTTCGACGATGCAGAAGAAGATTGAAACCAAGCTGCCGAAGGGCGTGAGCCTTGATCGCGACTGGCGCACCAGAGAGCCGCGCTATTATTATCGCGCCGCCGGCCGCGCGAAAGTGCGACTGCATCAGGAACCCGGAACGACGGAATTCGACGACGAGGTTGCCTGCGCCCGCCTTGGCGTTCCCTATGTCCCGCCTGGCGAAAAGCCGGCAGCAAAGCCGCAAGCGCCGCAAGACGTCAAGCCCGGCACGATCGATTGGCTGATCGCCGAATACAAGCGCCGGACGGTTGGCAAGATCAGCCAGGGCAAGTGGACGCGCCGCGCCAACATGCTCGAAGAGGTCGCAGAGCATCGATTCGGCAAGAAGAAGGCCCGCACCGGCGGCCTGCCGTTCCTCGACCTGAGACGCCGCCATGTCCTGAAGATCCGCGACGAGCTGCGCAGCACGCCGGGCGCACAGAACGAGGTCATCCGCGCGATCTCGCCCATGTTCGCATGGGCGATCGACAATGATCTCGCCGAGACGAATCCGGCCGCAAAAATCAAGATGCTTTATTCCGGAGACGGCTATCACACATGGACGGTCTCCGAGGTGAGACAATATGAGGAGAAGCACCCCGCCGGGTCTAAGGCTAGGCTGATGCTGCACCTAGCGCTCTACACCGGCCTGCGGCTCGATAACCTCGCAATCCTCGGCCGCCAGCACGTCCGCGATGGCCAACTGACCATACGGCCGGGAAAAACCAAGAAGAGCAGCGGCGTCGTCGTCGAGATCCCCGTGCTCGCCGAGCTGCAGAAGACGATCGACGAAAGCGAGACCGGAAACCTCACCTTCCTGATCACCGAATTCGGCAAGCCCTTCACCACCAACGGCCTCGGCAACAAGATGCGCGATTGGTGCGACCAGGCGAAGCTGCACCACTGCACCACCCATGGCCTGCGCAAAGCTGGCGCCACGATCGCCGCAGAAAACGGCGCGACTGACGAGGAGTTGATGGCGATTTTCGGCTGGACCACAAAGAACCAGACGACGGTCTATACAAAAAAAGCCCGCCGCAAGAAGATTGCAGCAGGCGCTATCCGCAAGCTGATTCCTGAAACTCAGTAGCCGTCACGCCGACGCGCAACTTTGACGGCCTCAAGCTGCATCAAAGAGCTTGGCGAAAGGTGTCCGATGATCGGCCCCGTACCGTCTTCGCGCTTGCAGAAATAATCCGGACCCCAAAGCAACTTGATAGTCTTATCCAGGATGAAGCATGTGGCCTGCGGCAAGCCGCAATCGTCCATTTCCATTGCGCTATACACGTGCAAATCGAAAGGCTTTTCACGTGGGCTGTATCGAGAGGTGCCATAGGTGACCTCCACGGCGCCCCAGCTTTGATCCTTGGAGAGAAAAACTGAACGCACCAAAGCGGGCCTGGGTTTTGGCCCAGGCTTCTTCGGCATTTCTTCAAGAGGAAACCGACACCAGACGATGTCGAGAGAGCGCGGCAAAGTGGCTATAGGATAGCACGCTATGGCCACGCGTCACCACGCCGGGCCGTCGACCAGGTCGAGATCGTGCTCATCGATCTCTTTCGAAGAGAGTTTACGCAGCGCCTCAAGATCGGCGTCCGAAACCTCGTCACTGTAATCGGCAGGCGTTATTTCAGGGCGCCACGCCGGCCTGACCCCGTACGCATGTGGCGCGGGTTGAGGGATTCTAGACATGATATCTCCCTGCGGTACGTTATACATTGAGCTTGAACGACAGAAGATCGAAACAGTTCCGCTCATGTGCCTCTCAATGTGACCGCGATTATGGCGCTTCTTCCCTTAACCTCACGTTAATGGTGGCGCCGACATAGAATTTGCACACTGCAGCTAAGATGGCAATACCACCCTAGACCTACAAGAAGGGTGTGACAATTATACCAAATGCGCATTTCGATTACCTTGATGGTAACCACTCGAACTGGAACGAAACTGGATCAACTTTGTCCCACGCTTTCTTGGATGGAGAAATGTGGGGCAAAAACAGCAAAAATT